AATTGGAGTTTTTGACATATGCTGGGGCCATGCAAATGGCGGTCACGTTTGCAGTGTCGATTGTGGCATCAAGGCTTTTTGCCCCCAATATTCCACAATCCCAGCAAAATAACATTAGGCAGCAAGTTCCACCTGATCCAACGGCTGGAATTCCATTGGTATATGGTGATGCATACACTGGTGGCAGATTTTGTGATGCGGTACTGACTACCGATCAAACGTCAATGTATTATGTGATGGTGATCAGCTGCATAAGCCCAAATGGCCAATTTTCATTTGACACCACCAATTTTTATTATCAAGATCAGATCATTGCATTTGATAGCACTGATCAAACCAAAGTGGTGAGTTTGACAGACCAAGCTGGCAATGTGGACACATCGATCAGCGGTCATTTGTACATCAGTTTGTACACATCATCACAAACTGGAACGATCACACCCATCAACACATCAAACCAGCCATCAGCGGTGATGAGTACGGCCAATGGCATTCCATCAGGTCAGGAATGGGTCAGCAGTGGCCGACAAATGAACGGCACTGCATTTGCCATTGTGCAGCTGGTTTATAACGCAAATTCACTTGGAACAACTGCGCTGCAGCCAGTCACATTCCATGTAAGCCATTATTTAAATGGCACTGGATGTGCCAAGCCTGGTGACGTTTGGTATGACTACATGACCAACACAGTTTATGGTGCAGCAGTTCCAAGTGAATTTGTCAGCTCTGCATCAGCGACTGCATTGAATTCATATTCTGATGAATTGATTACTTACACGCCAGCTGGTGGAGGATCGGCATCGATCCCAAGATACAGATTCAATGGTGTTTTGGATACTGGCCAGACTGCATTATCAAATATCGATTTGATGATGAATTGCTGCGATTCATGGCAGTCTTACCAAGTGGCCACAGGCCTTTGGACAGTGGTGGTCAACAAAGCCATTTCACCAACATTTTCATTTGACGATACAAACATCATTTCAGACATCACAGTCAGTGAATTGGACATCACTCAAATGGTCAACCAGATCGAGGCCAAATTCATTGATTCTGGCAATCGAGATCAACCAGGTTATGTAAATCTGCAAACTCCATCAGGATTGCTGCTGCCAAATGAGCCAGTCAATAAATTCACCATTTCATATGATTTGATCAATAGCAGCGTGACGGCTCAATATTTGGCCAATCGAGTGCTAGAGCAAAACAGACTTGATTTGATTGTCAGTTTTTCCACCAATTACACTGGTATTCAAGTCAATGCTGGTGATGTGGTAACAGTGACCAACAGTTACTATGGCTGGACAAATCAACAATTCAGAGTGATGCAAGTCAAGGAAGTATCTATGCCTGATGGATCACTTGGGGCATCATTCCAAATGATGCAATATGATCCCAATGTATATGCAACATCAAGCATTACTGCATACACACCAACTAGTCACAGTGGATTGGCTGCACCAACATTTTTCAGTTCATTGGCTGCACCAACAGTGACGGCTCATTTTGAAAATGCAGCTCAACCATATTTCAATGTGCAAGTGTTTGTGCCAGTAACTGGCCGAGTCACAAACGGCACTTTGTACTATACAACAGTGGCCACACCATCAGGATCAGATTGGAAAGTCTGGGCCAATGTACAAACTGCCAACAGTTTGCCAGTGCCAAACAATTCATACTATACATTTGTGGACATTGTGCTGCCAGCTGCAACATATTATTTTGCGTACACAGTTGGAAGTGGCACAAGTTTGTCAACATTGAGCCCAATCAGTGCTGGATTTGCATGGTCACCGAGTCCAACTGGAGCCACAGGACCGACAGGGCCAACTGGTCCAAGTATTACTGGACCCACAGGACCGACAGGTGGAACAGGACCGACAGGCACTTCAGCCAATAAATATGCCACTGCGTATTTGTACCAGTGGACATCGACAACACCAGGCAATCCATCTGGCTCATCGACATATACATGGGCCACAGGAGCCAGTTCAAGTTATACAGGTGGAAATGGATGGTCAACGACAGTGCCATCTAATCCTGGCACATCTGGATTGCAGCTTTGGGTAGCAAGCAAGCAAGTTACTGATGTGGCAACGGCAACATCGACATCGGTCAGCTGGGCAAGTGGATTTGCAACATATGTGGCTGGCCAAAATGGTACTGCGGTCAGTGGTGTTCAAACGGCAAGACCCACAGTTTATCAATGGGCATTGTCCACACCTAGTATTTCAGGCACATCGACCTATACATGGTCAACTGGTTCATACACTGCACCAACAGGATGGGCAACAACCATCACAACATCACCATCTGCTGGATATACACTTTATTCAGCAACAGTGCCATTGACTGATTCAGCAACGGCAACCACCACAACAATCAATTGGGGAACGGCCAGTATTGTCACGGCTGGATATGCTGGATCAAATGGCACATCTTCAAGAGTAACTTATGCTCGAGTGGCCAGCAATCCAACTCCAACATCTGGCAACATCACAACCAGTGGCAGCACATCATTTCCAACTAGTTCACAATCCACCACAACATGGGGATTTGCAGCCACATGGTCTGGAAGTGATCCAAGCCCATCCAGCACAAATTCACTGTACCAGGCTGATGGTATTTATGATCCATCAACTGGCAACACCACATGGTCCACACCATATATTTCCAGTTTGAAAGTTGGTGCATTGTCAGCAGTGTCAACAAACACTGGCAGTTTGACTGTATCTGGCACATTGCAAGCCAACACGGCTGCAGTCAGTGGCAGCACATTGACTGGCTCTGGTGCGGTCATTTATGCATCTGGCGTGTTTGGCATTGGAACATCATCCAATAATTTGGTGTTTGACGGAACAAATTTAAACATCAATGGTGGCTCAAACATCAATATTACTGGGCAAGCGGTATTCAATGGAGCCAATAGTGCATCTGGTGGATATGCAGCTATTGTGGCCAATACAACTCATGCTCAAAAATTTGGTGTATATGGAGAGGCCAATGGTAATGGTCAAGCCGGATTATTTGGATTTGACACAGGAACAACATGGTCAAATTCATATGCCATTTATGGTGAAAGTTCAAACCCCTATTCATATGTTGCAAATTTTTATAATTATTCAGGAGGAAATGGCGTTTTAATAAACGTCACAGGATCAGGAGTTGGATTAAATATTGGTGGATCAAGTGGTACTGGAATTAATGTTGGTACAGTATCAGGACCAGCAATCCAAGCAGTATCTTTAACTGGATATGGTTTGGAATTGTCAGGTCAAATGACAATTAACAACAGTACATTGGTTACCAATTTAAATGCTCAAAACTGGAATGGAATTTCAGTAACTGGTTTTGTTGGAATTGGTAGTCAAGTATTAACTGGATTTATTCAAGTCAGTTATGCTGGTGGCACTTATTATTTACCCTATTACACTTGAGGAAAATCATGGCAATTACTAAAAATTACACCACAGACCAAGGCGTGGTCTGCCCAAATGCTTATATTGTGATTGGAAATATAAACTATACAAAATTTCCACCAGTTGTGCCAAGTGTGACCATTCCAACGGCAACGGCAACGGCTCAAGTGTATTTTGCTCAAGCCAATCGAGAGGCCAATCAAAAGCCATTGGTGACATTTAATTTGGTGTTTTCCCCAGATATGACTCAAAATATTGTGCCTCAAGCCTATACTGCATTAAAAGCATTGCCAGAAATGGCTGGAGCAGTTGATTGTTGATAAATATCTGGATAAAATAATCCAAACAAAACAAAACACCATAAAATCATACGTTTCTGGCAAGAGTGTAGGAAACGTCACTACCTAGTAAGGGACATGAAATGGCAGTTTTTAATCAAAATACCCTGAATCAAGTATCAGGGTTTGACAATGAAATCATTGCTGGCGAATTGGTTTGGCAGCAAAAGACATATTGGAATTTGGCTTGGACCAATTCATCTGGTGCACCACTCAATTTGACTGGAGCCACCATCGATGCCAGTATTGTAAGACGAGCATTGTCCAACATCACTGACACTAGAAATGGTCTGACATTTGATATTGCAGATTATTCACCCACACCCACACCAGTATCTCTGACCATTGCCAATCGAAATGATGCAGCTGGCACTTTCACTTTGGTGATTGATGACACTGCCTGGTCATTGATTTCAACCGATCCAGAGCTGGAAATCAATGCGGTCGATCCAGTTGGATTTTCTGGCCGAATCAAGGTTTCCATGCCAGTGACAGGCAGCACACCAGAAGATGATTTAATCATCTTTTTGTTGTTTTTGGTTCGGTCTGATGGCGTGGTGGTGGTATGAGCAATGTATCGGTAACAGTTGTTGATAGCAACAATTTAAATGTTGTTGTAACACCGACTCCATCATTGGTGGTCACAACCAATCGAGGCGTAAGCGGTCCCACAGGACCGACAGGGCCAACAGGGCCAAGTGTTACTGGCCCAACAGGACCGACAGGACCAGCCATTACTGGCCCAACAGGACCGACAGGGGCCACAGGCCCAGGCATCACTGGCCCAACAGGACCAACAGGGCCTCAAGGTACGTCAATCAATTTAAAAGGCTCTGTGGCCACACCAGCTGATTTGCCAGCCACAGGAAACAATGTCAATGATGCATACATTGTCGATTCCAATGGCGATTTGTACATTTGGAATGGCACTGCATGGTATAACGTGGGCGAAATTGTAGGACCTACAGGAGCCACAGGGCCGACAGGGCCGACAGGAGCTGCATCCACAATTACAGGTCCCACAGGGCCCACAGGGCCGACAGGGGCAGCATCGACTGTGACAGGGCCAACTGGACCAACAGGGCCGACAGGCGCAGCATCGACTGTGACAGGTCCCACTGGACCGACAGGGCCGACAGGCGCAGCATCGACTGTGACAGGGCCAACTGGTCCAACAGGCAGCCAAGGAATTCAAGGACCCACAGGGCCTACAGGCAGTCAAGGCATTCAAGGGCCTACAGGGCCTACAGGCAGTCAAGGCATTCAAGGACCTACAGGGCCTACAGGCGCAGCATCCACTGTGACAGGGCCAACTGGTCCAACAGGCAGCCAAGGAATTCAAGGACCCACAGGGCCAACAGGACCAGCATCCACAATTACAGGACCGACAGGGCCAACAGGACCAAGCGTTACTGGTCCCACAGGACCGACAGGCGCAGCTGGTCCAACAGTTTACCCAGCAGCTGGAATTGCAGTGTCAACTGGCTCTGCATGGGGTTCATCTTATGGAACATCAGGAGCCAATTCTGTTGTTTTGAGAGATGCAAATCAAAACGTCACAGCAAATGATTTTTATGAAGGCTTTACAAACGTAGCTGCCGCAGGAACAACGACAACTTTAACTGCTAGTTCAACGCCTAACTTTGTTGTGACGGGATCTGGAGGTCAAACGTATCAACTTCCTGATGCAACCACATTGCCAGCAGGTGCTATATACACGTTTAATAATAATCAGTCTTCAGGAACTGTTGTTGTAAAGAATAACTCAGGCACTACGATTGCTACGTTGCAATCTGGCTCTTATATTGAAATTATTCTTTTAACAAATTCTATTGCTGCAGGTACATGGGATTACCATAATCAAGCTCCTTCAAATGCTTCTTGGTCAACCAACACTTTAAGTTGGGCAGGATCATATTCTGGTGGAACTTGGAATGGCAATGTAATTACGGGGGCTTATGGTGGAACTGGTGTAAATAATGGAACAAGCACAATTACGATTGGTGGCAACGTCACCATGTCAGGTGCTTATACGTTTACAGGCACTTTAACTGGAAATACTTCAATTACGTTTCCAACTTCAGGAACGGTAATTTCTAGTGTGACTGCTTTGCCTGGTGCAATTACTGGCACACCATCATCCACCACTTATCTAAGAGGCGATGGTACTTGGGCCACTGTGGCAGCAAGTTCAATAAGTGGCGCAGCATATGCATGGTTCATTTCAAGATAAAGGTCAATCATGTTAGTTCTAGACACAACAAGCAAATCAATCACAGTTCAAATGTCTGGTGCTGCAGCCACCACAAACCCATCGTTTGTGACTGCATATTCTGATGACAATGGAACAACTTTTGTTGAGGGTTCAAGCGATGGCGCATTGAATGGCACAACTCAAGTGACCATGGTGGCTTCACCAGCTGCATCCACTCGCAGATTGATCAAAACCATTTACATTGAAAATGCAGATACTGCTGCGGTGACCATCACAGTCACATTGAACAATTCAAGCACTTTAAGAAATATTGTTAAAGTCACATTGAATGTTGGTGATACATGGTCAACTGATGGAACATTTGACACTTATGGCAATTTAAAGCAAACACTTGGTACAGTTAATTTGACAACTGGAGTTACTGGAACATTGGCAGTTGCAAATGGCGGTACAGGTACAACAACATCAACTGGTACTGGATCGGTGATGTTGAACACCAATCCAACAATTACCAATTATGTTGAAACTCTATATGCACCTTCTGCGGGTACTTCTTTTAGCATTTCATTGGCTAATGGAACGATTCAAGAAATATCACTCAATGGTAATGGAACAATCACGTTGCCAAGCTCGGTAGCTGGCAAGTCTTACACCATCATTGTGACTTATTCTGGTTCATACACATTGACTTGGGCGGGTGGTGGTACGTTGAAATGGTCAGGTGGTACAACACCTACAGCAACATCAACGAGTGGAAAATATGACATCTTCAATTTCTATTGTGATGGCACAAATACTTATGGTTCTGTTTATGGGTTGAATTTCTAATGTTTAGTGCAGCAAAAATATCAGGGCCTACTGCTGGAGTTCCAGACCCACAATTTAACTATGTAACTGCTTTATTACATGGTGATGGTACTAATGGAGCACAAAACAATACGTTTTTAGATTCATCGTCTAATGCGTTTACGATTACTCGTAATGGAACACCAACTCAAGGTTCTTTTAGTCCTTATGGTACTTTGTGGAGTAATTATTTTAGTGGTTCTCCAAGCTCAATATTTTTTCCTTATGCTTCAAATTTAACATTTGGGTCAAATAATTTTAC